CATAAGGAAAAGACACCTCAAGAACTAAGTGCACCCATCGGTTGTCCAGCACCATAGGTATATGACTGATTTGTCTCTTTTAAATAATAAGGTCTATTAACTAATACTTGTTTCCAAGCATTAGCAACGTCCCTATTATATAAGAAAGATAAAACGTCAACTTGTATCGAGATCGGAAAACGATCAGTTGCAGCACTTAAATCGAAACAAAAGGTTTTTAATCCTTTATTTCGAAGTAATAATGCTTTAACTGGTTTAATCTGATCAAATGCACCATCTTGTGGTATCAATCTTAAAATTGAAAACACATGATCATGCATTGGTTTCAATACACTTTGAGTTCATATATCTACGATGGCAAAGACACGCCTTTTACCTGCAGGCTCTTCCTTAACGGAGAGCTTACTTAATAATTCCGTACCTTTCGTTGGTATATCGCTAAGTACTTTCAATTCCTTCTCTAATAGAGTATAAACTCCAATAGAAAAGAAATCTGATAAGACTTTAAGATCACCTAAAATGTTACTTGCCCTTAGTGCTAATGCATCAAGGGGAGCCGACATAAGAGAGGTTCGATTATTAGGTCCTGCAGTTGTTAACGATAATAAATTATACGAGTATTTACCTACTTTTGTTTTATCAAAAATAGATTTAAATTTAAGACTTAAGGTAAAACCTATCTCTCAGGGATTTAAACCCTGGGAAGTAGATTTATCTATAATAGTCTCAAGTTTAAGAATACCTGGATATTTTATCAATCGATAACAACCTAGAAGCGCGAAGATCACTCTTATAACATTCGGGAAATCACGGTGATTTTGATTACTAATAATCAAGTCACGGTGGTTTCCAGGTATTATTAAGGGTAATCCACCCGGGGCCCCAACTCTCAAATTGGAATCTGAGGATTGAGGATTACCAGCCACGAAAAATTGTAAAAGCCTATTGGCCTCCTTTAAATATTCAACAGTGTATTTAGCACCGTTGTTTCTTCAAAGGGAGTCGATAGATTCTTTTATTTTCTTCGTAGCATGCAATAACCTTGAATCAGCAATGGGATAAAGAGAAATCAGTACTTCAAAATATCTCTCTAACTCTTTAGAGTTATTAAGATATAAGAAAGGACTGTTATCTCTACGTGAATCTATAATCTCAGGGAATAATATAGTATTTGTTAGTGATAAACTTTTAGTTTTCATAATAAATAATATAACCCCGCAGGGTCTTCTCCACAAAGGAATCGAACCTTCTGAAGGTTACATACACTTGTATTAATTTTCATTGGCTATCCTGACCTGGGAACTCTTAATTATAAATTTCTTTATATAGTTAGGTTTTCACCTGAGTCCATAGTGAGACGACGCGTGGTTCTAAATACAAAATAGCCGATCTCCTACCAATATATGTCCAGCTCCCCACTTGATAACGTTTATTAATTAAACTTATCAACAAGGGGTTACTGGTATATTGAGTATCGAGAGTTAGCTTTTGCGTATGCAGTATTACCTGAGCAAACGGATCCAGAGAGACTTAGTTTCAAAGAAACTAAGACATGAATATTCACATGTTTTAGCCGTCCCGATTGATAAATCAACCATACTCTCACTATCTTTGTAAAACAAAGAGGAAAGGGATTAGGGTTTGGCATAGGGAATACACCAGTAATGGTGGGGCCCCAATAACGGTTTTAACGCCG